AGCCTCTTAGGAGCCCGATGCCACTCAAGCTCATTCCGCCAGGTACCCGAAAGGGCAACAAATTTTATCTCATCCTCGGCATGGAGGGTGGGATTCAATACGAGTTCTCTGCGCGTACGACGGACAAAATCCTGGCTCAGCGTCGCCTTGTCGCGGTGAGGGCGAAGATCGCGGAATCGGCGCCGCCGGCCGGCAAGAACATCACGTTCGCGCAGGCCGCCCAGCTCTACAAGGCGTACGCCAAACTGAAGCCGCTCGAGGTTAAGCGCCTCGACAGGGTTGTGAGCGAGCTCGGGCGCCGGCGCGTCGCCGGCATGACCCACGCCGATTTGGTCGCCGGCGCGAACCGATTGTTCCCAGGCCAGGCTCCCTCCTCCCTTAATCGCAACTTCATGGACGTCGCTGCCTGTGTGCTGCACTACTCGGCTAAGAGCGGCTACTGCGGCTGGCTACGTGTCGAGGAGTTCAAGCAGCCCCGAACTGCGCCGCGCGCCGCGCGCCCGGAGGCAATGGGGGCACTGCTGGCGAGGACCGAGGGTAAGCGCCAGCTGCTGCCGTCTGCGATTTGCCGATAGTGTTGCAAAAGTCAGTTGAAGACAGACAGCGGGCGTGATTCGTTTTCCGGGGGCGATTGACCGGGGGCGGATCATGATGGGGCGGCGTAGTCAGGGACAAGGCCAATTATTCTATGAGTTCCGTCTGGACGAGGTGGTTCCGGACGATCATCTCGTGCGAACGATTCGGGCTTTACTGGACTTATCCTGGGTCTATGCGGAGCTCGCGCCCTATTACTCCGAGATTGGTCGGCCGTCGATCGATCCGGTGCTGATGATCCAGATGTTGATCATCGGCTATGTGTTCGCCATCCGATCGGAGCGGCAGATTTGCCGAGAGGTCCAAGTCAACCTCGCCTATCGCTGGTTCTGCGATCTGGGCTTAGAAGACGCAATCCCCGACCACTCTGCCTTCTCTCGTGCCCGCAATGAGCGCTTTCGCGAGAGCGATATTTTTCGGCGTGTGTTCGAGCGCGTTGTGAGTTTGTGCATTGAGGCTGGCCTAGTCGGCGGCGAGGGCTTCGCGGTCGATGCAAGCCTGATCGAAGCCGACGCGAACCGTCAACGCTCGATCCCCGGCAAAGAGTGGAAGAAAGAGATCGATCCTGCAGCCGCCAGCCGGGCAGTAAGGGAATATCTCGCAACGCTGAACGACGCGGCTTTTGGGGCGGCGACCGAAGTCGAGCCGAAGTTCGTCTCGCCCTCCGACCCTGCTGCGCAATGGACCGGTGCACTGAAAGGCCCGGCTTTCTTCGCATATGCGGACAACTACCTGATCGATGTGCAGTTCGGGATCATCGTCGATGTCGAAGCCTCACGCGCGGTTCGCCAAGCCGAGGTTGGCGCGGCGCGCACCATGCTCGAACGTACTCAACAGCGCTTCGGCCTCAAGCCGCAGAGGCTCGCTGCCGATTCCGCCTATGGATCCGCGCCGATGCTGAACTGGCTGGTCGAGCAAAAGCAGATCGCGCCGCACATTCCTGTCATTGACAAGTCAACACGAGAAGACGGGACCTTCTCGCGTGCCGACTTCCGCTACGATGAACGCACCAACACCTATATCTGCCCCGCTGGGAAGACGCTAACGACGAGTGGCACTCTGGTAAATGACGGGATCACACTGCTCTATCGTGGCAGCACGAGAGACTGCGTCCCATGCCTACTGAAAGCCAAATGTTGTCCCAATACGGCGACCCGCAAAATTCCTCGTAGCATCTACGAACGCGCTCGTGATGTCGCGCGGTCTCTGTCCGGGACGGCAGCTTTTGAAAAGTCACGCCACGACCGTAAACGCATTGAGATGAGGTTTGCGCACTTGAAGCGTATTCTGAGGCTTGGCCGCCTCCGGCTTCGGGGTCCGCGCGGCGCACAGGACGAGTTCGTGCTTGCCGCCATTGCCCAGAACCTCCGGCGCCTCGCAAAGCTTGGTACCAAACCATCGCCACTGCCGGTCCCAGCGTAATGGCCCAAATCTTCTCGAGCAGACGCCCAACTAATATCGACAATCGCCCCTCTTTCCGCTGCCAATTCAGATCATCCGACGACTTTTGCAACACTATCTGCCAGTACCGGACAATCAGCGCGGCGGTGGCCGCGGCCAACGCCGACCCCAACGCAAACGACTATTACGATATCGAAGTCGCACCCGGAACTTACCCCGGTGATGACCCGGCCAATGACGATCAAGGTCGATCCCAAAAGGACGGGAGAGCCCGTGCTGCATATTCGCGCTTTGCTTCCTCGGGGTCCGCGAGAGGATCCGCCACCCCTGCCGAGATGCCGAATTCACGCAATTCGGCGACAATATCGGATTCAACGGCCTTGAGGTACTGAGTTGCGCCCCCAACTGGTCGGCGACCCGGAACCCCCAGAACGGTGCAAATCCTCGTTGTCAGATCGCCGAAAGCTGTTCGACAGCTTTGCGCCACAAGGTAGGTCTGGCCTTTTGCTGCCCGCTCGATCTTCATCGAAGAAACGGACAGCGAAACAATGACTCGGTTCAGCACCGATGTGTTTCTGACAAAGCCACGTGAGGCGGGGTGGAAGCGATGCGCTCGCGTGACAAACATTGCCTCGTCGTGCGCGCCCCCGAGCGCAAAGCCGACAAAGTTCAGCAGCGCGCGCACACCCCCGAGCCGCACCTCTGGCGAGATGGCTTCCCATTGTGAGCCGGCGATAAATTGCGACAGCCGGTTCGTGACATGCGATTAGTCGCCGGTCATTGGTACCTCCTGCTCGAAGTTGGTCGCGGGCTGGTGACACCTAAGTTCGCTGACTAAAACCATCCTATGCACCGCGAAACCGATGGTTCACATGACTCGCCGCTGGAGCGAAGTGGATTCGAACTGTTGGTCCCAGTCAGAGGCGAGCGACCCGGCTCACTCGGCCGCGTCAGCCTCAATTTGAGCCTTTCTTTTCTCCTCCTGCTCGGCCTGCCATTCCATTGAGCCGCGGGCGTATATGGTTTTGGGGGGGGCCGGATTGACGGTCGGCTTAAGCTTTTCCAGCTCTCGGCGTATATGCTCATGCAAGCCCCAATTCCGCATATCGGGACTGAGCATCTCGAGGGCGCCGCTGCAGGCGTCGACCTCGTCGTCATGGGCGAACTCGGGAAAGCCTTCTAGGACGCGGAACAGCTCCTCGTTCCACGAGCCGCGCCGGATCTTTAGATTGCCCCCGCGGCACTGCGAGCTGAACGGCCCAAAGCGCGTCAGCTTGTCGCCACTTTCCGAGGCCGTGGTCACGGTGAAGCTGCTCAGCATCCGTATCAGGTGATGTGCCTGGCTCTTGCCGGCCTGCCCCGGATCCTGGCCGAAGCCGATGCGGACCTTTTGCCGTCCTGCGCGGCGGTGTTTGAGAAGCAGTCTTTCGGTGTCACCGGGGTTGGCGCGCGCACGAACCATGTCAAGTAACCAGAAGCCGCCGCTTCTGTCGCGGCCGAGCTTGATGCCGACCGTCCAATCAGGGTCGTTGAGCTCGGTCTTTTCGGTGGCGGCGAGATCCCAATAGCGCACGACATCGAGGTCGGCCGGGATCTCGTCGACGATGACGCACCACTCGCGCTTAAAATAGGGCCCGGCGGCCGGCCGGATCTTCCAATTGCCGCCCAGCAGCCGCTCGCGCTCGAGCAGCGGCAATGACAGCAAGTAGTTGACATATTCTGGGTTGACCTGCAGGAGGGCCGGGTTGTCGAACACTGTCGCCGGAATAAACGTGACGCTGATCGGCCGGGGCGGTTCGATGCCCGGCGGCAGATCCTCGGGTTGTGGCAGGTGTTGCAACAACTCCTCGGGCCGGTCGGCCCAAAGGGTCTTTTCCGCGACGCGGACATAATAGCGCAGCACGCCGGCCCGCTCGGCGATCGGCAGCCCGCTCTCTGGGTCAATCCACCATGCCAGGAAGTCGGCGACCCAGCTGTCAGCGTCCGGGTTGCAGGTCGCGCGGATATAAGGCTTGACGCCGCAGATCGAGCGGTTGCGGCTGACCACGTAGAAGAACTGATGCGCCGTGAAATGCGTCAGCTCGTCAAAACAGATCAGAGCGATCTGCGCGCCCTGCCAGTCATAGACCGTGCTGTCGAACTGCAGGTGCGAGAACTTGATCCTGCCGCCGCGCCGCCAGCGCCATTCGCGCATTCCAATGTGCGGGGTTCCGCCGAGCCGGGGATAGAAGTTCTGGCTCTCGTCCCACAACCCGCCGGGATTGGTGATTTGCGGTGTCGAGCGGCGGAAGAACACCGCGGTGAAGTTCGCGACCCGCGTGGCGTGGCGCAGCGGTTCGAGGATCAATCCAACGGTCTTTCCGCCGCCTGCTGCGCCGCCATAGATGCAGATGTCGGCGGGACTGCGGAGAAAGTCGGTCTGTGGTCCCGGCTGCGCGGAGATCGTTGCCGCGGGTGACAGCATGGGGCCGCGCGGCCACGCAATCGTATTAGGGTGTACGCGTTCGGTCCGGCTCATGTCCCGAGTTCCGAAGCCTGCGGCCGCGAGTTTCGGGCGAAGTGTTTTTCTTGCGCGTCGCGCAGCCCTTGTATCAGTTCGGGATCGCGGCTGTTGTCGGGCAGCAAGAGGACTGTCGATGAACCCATCTCGGCATCGCGGTCCGCAGCCGTGCCGTCCGGCACGGCACATTCGCGCCAGCGTGCCCGCGTCTTTAACCAAAAGATCTGCGCCGCGACATTGCCGGCCTTGGCGGCGGCAAACAAGGAGCCGGAAACGATGGCGTTGGCCTCGGCCGCCCCGCGGTCGAGGTCATCGCGAAAACGCTCGCGCAACGCTTTCGGCGCGCACCCGATGATGCGAGCGATGGCGTCCTGAGGGACGCCAATCCCCGCGAGATGGCGGACCTTTTCGCGCATCGCCTCGGTGACGAAGAATGTCTTTCTAGCCATTGGTGGACCCCGACCGATCGCGATCCTGGCTGCCAGAGCGCTCATCGAGGGATTGGCCCGAGGCCTGGTGGATCGCGATACGCCCAGTGAAGGCTTGCCAGCGTCTGACGATCACATCGACGTAACCCGGGTTCAGTTCGATCCCGCGGCAGATGCGGCCGGTCATTTCGTCCGCGATCACGGTCGTGCCCGAACCGAGAAACGGGTCATAGATGATCTGGCCGGGCCGGCTGTTGTTGAGGATCAGTCGCCGCATACACTCGACCGGCTTTTGCGTGCCGTGCCCCCAGCTCTCTTCGCGCTCGCGATTGCCAAACGGATTGTTGTTGGCGATCTCCCAGACTGTGGTTTGCTTGCGGTCACCTTGCCAGTGGCTCGTTTTACGCTCGCGCACCGCGTAACAGCAGCATTCGTGCCTCCAGTGATAATCGCCACGGCTCAGCGTGAAGTGCTGTTTTATCCAGACGATCTGGGCGCGCGGCTGCAACCGGCAAGCCGTCCAAATCGGCACCGACGACGTTTCCCCTCAGCGCACCGTGCCATACATAAGCGACATCCCCACTAAACAACGCGTAGGCCTGCCGCCAGTCGGCGCGGTCATCGTTGAGCACCTTGTCCGTCGCAAGC